GTGAACGTCCTTTGCAGGGATGATTGGAACGCCGTTGTAGGTGGCGACCACGAAGCCGCCCTCCATGCCTGGGATTCCTTGAACACCGTTCACGGATGGAGAAACACGCTTCATCTCGGTGAATCGCTGCTGAGGCTGCAAGAGTTGTTGAATCTTCTCGATGGTGTCATAGCCAGTAAGGATAACCTTTGGCTGACCACCACGTTCCCAGACTTCACGGAACATGCCGTCAAGAATGTTGAGGGTGAGAGGACGCTCGGTTCCTGGTGATGCGCCAGCATCCACGTTTGCATCAAACCAACTGCGAGTTCCAGAAGAGTTGCGGGTGATGGAATACATGTTGTGGTCGCTGAGAGCCGAAACGTCGGTAAAGGCGGCGGTTTCAGTCAAAGACGACGAGGTGGCTCGGTCAATGGACTCAAAGGTGTTTCCTGCTGGTGTGTCAATGTCCTTGAGAAGCATTTTGTTGATGCTCTCGGCGTGAGACTTGGACATTTCCATTTTGATAACGGCTCGGGCATCACCCAAGCCATCATCCTTGTCGGCAAGGAACATGGCCGTTTCGCTGAGGTCAAACTTGGAAGCAACCGTCTTGGGTTTCGTGGAAACCTCTTCGAAGGTTGGCTTGGTGGAGTCTGGAAGCGTCCCGTTCTCAGGCAGACCGACGGCATCATCGGGCTTGCCAACAACGACACGCCATCCCGACTTCTCCCACGGCTTCTTGGGGAGAATGGAGAATGCGTTGAACTCTTGGTTCAGTTGCGACCAGACCTTGCGGCCAAAGATCGCTTGGTAGGTTCCAGATGTGGAGGACATCAAGGGACTGTCGGCCTTGAGCAAATCCGTTCCCGAATAAGCCCATGCGTTGGTTCCTGCGCCAGCCCCGTAATAGAGGCGTTCCATATCTTCAATCGTTCGAATGTAGCCTTGCGTCATTTTTCATCATCTCCATGTAGTCTTGTTTCATTCGCCTCGCAATGCACGTTGAGCAAGTGCTTCTGCTGCTCGCCAACCGTCGAGGTCGTTGCCCATCTGGGCGAACTCGTCATGCGTTGGCACACGAATGGAGGTGGAAGGAGTCGAAGGTGCAACTTCGCTCTTTTGTAGGGATGCGTTCTCGGACTTGAGCATAGCAATCTCTTCACGGAGGGCGTTCAGTTGAACGCCAACGTCGTTTTGCTTGCGAACCTCAAGAGCGTGGGCGGTTTCGGCCTCGTATCGCTCTTGCCATTCCTTCTCAACCAAGCCCTTCACGGCTTCTTCATCACGAAGGGCAGCGTAGGTGCGGTAGCCCTTCTCCAACATCTCAGGAGTCAAGGACTTCACAACGTTTTGGTTGCCCTTTGGTGCGTTCATGCTCATGCTTGGGACGCTTGGGGATTTGATGACGTATTGGTTGCCACCAGGACTTGGAAGGGAGGGGTATGCTGGCTCGGTTGCATCCTCGCCAGACCCGATTTCATCACCTTGTCCACGGTGAGAGTAGCCGCCACGACCCTGTTCGAGAAGGTAAGCCTTCTCCAAACCGAAGTGATCACGAAGGCCGTTCAAGTCCACACCAGATTCGTGAGCAAACTTCTCAAGAGTCGTGATGTAGTCAAGGGCTGCTTCTTCGGACTTGGCGGTGTGGCCGTCGTCCTCTTCTTTCATGTAGCCCTTTTCTTCCTTGTAGGATTTGTCCTCAGACTTGTCCTCTTTGTCGCTCAGTTCTTTGAGGACTTCGCTCAGTCCAGCCTTAATTTCGTTCAAAACTTCGGTGTTGCTCATGTTATCGTTCTCCATTTTCAGTATCGTGTAGGTCGATTCGGGGTTGATTCCCTTCTTGCATAGCGTGATTTCATGCAATTCAAGGTCGGTAATCTCTCGATGGCTTCCAAGTTCTGGTGTCGTTTTGCTAACACGAAACAAGGCTTGACCGCCAATCGAGAACGCTCGCAAATCGCCATTGCGGATTTGCTTCTGCACTTCACGTGCTTTTTGAATGTCGTTGCGGATTTTGCACACGACAAAGAGGCCGTGGTCGTCCACTTCGGACTTCCAAACACGGCCTTGGGAATCGGTGTGGTCTGCAACGACCTCACCAACTTGAATGCCAGAATGAGCCAACTGCACATTGCGGAATGCTTTGTTGCCCATGAATTGTGAGAATGCCTTCTTCAATGCGGAGGTTGGGATTCTGTCGCCCTGCTTGTCCACCATATCAACGGAGGCATAGCCAGCGACATAGAGTTCACCCTCACTTCCGACAGACTTCAACAGGAAGTCCGAACCTTCGGCATTCCATGATGCCGTTTGAAGGTCGAGAATGGTCGCCATTGTCCCTCCGATTTAATGTAGTCCTATATGAAGGGATATGGTTCAAATCTCTTCGGCTTCGGATCTATCATCTGGTTGAACTTCTTGCTCATCTGCCATCTCCTGTTGCGTTTTCAATGGCATACGAAGAGTTGCTTGACCGTTTTCAATGTCAATTGTGGCTTCCTCGCCAGTTGCCTCATCCTTGACTCTCAAATGCTTCATTGGGATTTCCTCAACCTCTTCACCTTCTTTGGGGTCATAAAACGTAGTCCCGCTATCCTCAATCAGTTCGGTTGGCCCTCTTGGTGCGGTGATGTCGGCTTGCATTCCAGCCCATGCCCCACCATCGGGTGAAATGCGATTCATACGAGGGAACATGTTCTCTATGATGTCGTCGTCAATCGCTTCATTGACAGTCCACTTGCCTTCCTCAGTTCGCTCAAGGCCATATTCCCCTGAGAACATCTCAAGCATTTTTTTGTTGAGTCCTTTCACCTTTTCCAACAATTGCTCGGTTGTTTTTGCCGTATCATCTTCGGTGATTGCACGTCGAGCATGTTTCATGATGTGGGGAACATTGTCGCCTTCTTCATCCTCGCCAATGATGGATGGCGCACGTAGGACGGTTTCTTTCGCAATTTTCAATTCACGTGGTCGCTTTCGCTTTGGCGTTGAATGAATTGGATTGAACCCGCCCGTATCGCTTGACGTGAATGCACCACTTGAACCGCCACCTGCCGCAGCCGCCCCTTCTTTCAACAGGCTAATTGCGACTGGACTCCACAGGGGAATATCACGTATCGCTTTTGACATGATGGATTCGTTGCCCTCAAGCCCCTCAATATCAAAGCCCATGCCATCAAAAGACCCCTTGACAATCACAGGGTCAAGGATTGATGGATAACACAACTTGATTTTGTTTGGATAAACGACCACTTCTGGCATTGGAGGATAAAACGCCTTAGCGATTGATTCCTTAGCATAGCGAATCCACTTTGGGTGAACCTCCTTTTCTTTCATGAAGGTTGAGCGTGAATCACGAATCAACAACTCGTCCTCGTCAAAATTGCTGATGGCTTTATCCAACCCTTCATGATCGGTGGAAACACAATTGGTTGGCATTGGGAAGTGAACGTGTTCTGTTGAGTCGTAAAGTGTTCGAAGGGCATTGATTCTGTCGTCAAGCGGTTCAAGGTGTAGGTCTGTTCCTTTGTGAACCAGCAAATCAACGACATGCAAAGTGTCGCCATCCAAATACGCATCAAAGGTAAAATCGCCTGTCATATCACGCAATTCTTTCTTCACGCCACCAGGCAACTTGCCACCTTTCAAGTGATTGCCTTTCTTCTCAACAAAGACCCGTTCACCCTTCGGCATTTTTTGGACGACCCAATCACCTGAGAACCCACGCAACTTTTCCATGTCGTCTAACTTGTGGATGGTGTAAGCGGGAATGATTTTGGTTGTGAACACACCTGTTGGCTCATAATCCTCAGCCTTCAACAGACCTCCTGTGGCGATAGGTGAAAGCCCTCGGCTATCCAATGCCGATAGTGCATGAATGTCCTTTTGCTTGGGCATAATGTTGCTTTCAAGCAAAGAAGGCAAAACCGCCTTGATTTTGTTTTCATGAACGGTTCGTTGCATGATGTTGAACGGTTCTTCGGTCATTCCAAAGGAGATGCCTCCGCTTTGAGGGTCATGTTTCCACGTGAGGTTTGCTGGCATTTCATGACCCCAAAGGTGGGTGTTTCCTGTGTTGTAAGTGGGGGGAGTTGTAGCAAATGAAGAGGGGTGAACAGGACCAATGTTCTTGATTTTCATTGCTACGTTGCCGTTCTCAATAAGTGGTGCTAAGGCTCGATATTCTTCACCCATGTTCACCTTCTTCATGGCAAAATCGGCGGCAGCAGCCAATTGTTGAAGGTTGCCACGTGCCAACGTTGCCTGTTCCATGTTGGTTGGGTCGGCGGGGTTAATGATGCCAGAACCAAATTGCTTCATGACCTGTTGAGCCATGTTGTTCATGACTTTGCCCATGTGCATGTCGTTTGCGGCAAACAAAGCATTGTGGCTATCCCAATAACCCGAACTTGATGAAGGGTGTTCTTCACGAAACATACCGATTCTGGGCGAACCCATATCGGCTTGACCAGCCAATGAACGGCCAAGCCGACTCAACATCATTTGGTCGGAGGGAACAATCATGCGTCCACCTTGACCTTGAACCTCGCTTGGGTGCAAGAAGTGAAGGTTTGAAGCATGACTCCAATTTGCCCGTCGATTCTCAAAGAAGTTGGCATCCTTGAAATTGGACTTCAAAGCGGCATGAGATGGATGCCCTTTAGCCTCATCATTGTTGATGAGATGCGGAAAGTGGCTTCCACCATCGGTGTTGTAAGAATCAAGCAAAGACGCTGAGGTTTGCATCAACGCATCATCCATCCAGCCACCATCAAACACTTTTGGGTATGATTGCTGCATGATGTCATGCAATGATTTCCAATCTCGCCCAACACCGCCCCAGGGCTGGAAAATATCCCACCAATGGTGGGTATGCGACTTCTCAATTTGTGAAGGCGGCATCACCACAAAGGGACTGACAAAGTGCATATCGGCACTTGCTTCTTTCATCAAGTCGCCTTGAGATTCAGCAGGGGCAACTGGCCCATGACGATCACTTGCACGTTGCCACCATTGAAGGAGAGGAATGAATCTGGCTCGGAATGAACGCAATGCTCGACCCCATGAAATACCCGCCTTCTCCTGCATTTTGTTTTGGATAAACCGTGAATCAGGCGACATCATGTTTTTCTTTGTAGCCATTTCCTTGAGCAAATCCATGAACTGTCCCTGTTGATCTTCGGTTTGATATTCAAGGCCGAACAGGTATGGCAACAAACCCAATCGCTTTTTCCATTCAGCGACTTTACCTTGAGCGTATTCTTCATCGGAATGGTTGCGGTATCTATTCCTGTCCCTTGTCATGAGGTCATGGAGGGTTTCTTTGGCATCGCCATAGATTGCGGGGTCAAACTCCAACCTTCGCTCATGTTCGGCAATGTCCTTGAGAATTGGCATTGCGTGTGCCAAGTGGTCGGCATAAGCAGGGTCGCCCCATGCCGCACCATGTAGCAATGGACAACTGTTTGATTCCATGCCAAAGGGATGATGTTTGCCGAATTGGTTCTCAGGCGCAGCGATAGGCCAGTCCTTCAATGGACTGTTGGAAACCTTCGTATGCCCTGCCAAGAAGTCATTGTGTGAGGGTATTTTCATTTGTGAAACTGCCATCGGTGCTGATAGGTTGGTCATGCGGTATTGTGGGGGTTCAGGTTGCATACCTCCAAGCATAGTCGCCATGTCCTCTTTGCTGATGTTTTCAGCAGGGAGGTGCTTGACGTATTCTTCAAAATCAAACTCAGATGCTTTGTGAATTGAAATGATTGCGTCGGTGCGAACCCTATCCAATTCTGTTGTCATGAAATCCCCCCTTAATTGGAAGGACTTTCGATGAGGTCTTTAACCTGCTTCAACAACCCTTCAATTTCACCGATCATTCCCAGATTGTTGCGACCAGCATGTTTGGTCAAGGATGCAAGGCGTTGTTCGATGGTGTCAATGTTTGGTGGATTGGCACGTGTCCCGCCAGCGTCGTTGTAGTGCATGTGTAGGCTGCTTCCCTTTGGGGTGTATTCCGTCTTAGCGAATGCTGGCATTTTTGCCGTTTCGCTCACAATGGACTTCTTCGGACCGTCATTGGTTGCAGGGTATGTTCCCCTGGTTGTGAATCCGTGTGCATTGACGGGGATTCCCCCATCCACGTTTTGGAAGCGAGGGAATAGGTTCTCAACGCTTGCCTCTTGACTGTATTTTTTGACCTCGCCTTGTTCGCCACAATCGCCCATGCAATCAACATTTTTGCACATATCGCATTCGGTGTTTTTCTTCACGTCCCTTGTCATGTGCTTTGGCGTTCCAACAACTTTGCTCTTTGGCGGTTTCTTACCCATGCGGCAATTGTAGCATCTGTCGTTTTTATCCACGCCTGAAACTTCAACGCTTCCACAGTCCTTACACGTATATGAGGTCTTTTCATCGGAACGGACAATGAGCGTTCCTCGTCCATGTCCTTCATCAATGTGTTCTCGGATGGAATGCTGCCTTGCATCATCAAATCGAGAGTCAAAGGCGATAGGATTCTTCATGCAATCAATCGCTCGCATTTCATGGTTCATGCCCATTTTGCCACATTCTTCATGTGGGTTTGCACCACAATTGGGGCAATTATCGGACATGTCGAACTTTATCACCGTCTTGCTGCCCTTTGAACTTGGCAACTTGGGTGCTGGCTTTTGACCACGATCTGATTTGTAGCCCTGCTTTGCCATTGAGGATTCAATCGCCTTTGCACGTTTCTTTTCGTAGCCCGACAATTTGCCGTCTTTGTCAAGGTCGGCTTTGTCCTTGTTCTTGACTTCTTTCAACAGGTCTTGAACGTCTTTCAACAAACGACCTTCTGGTGTTTCTTCAAGTGGGTTAAACCATTGTGCGCTCATGCTCTCACCGCCTTTTCAGCCTCTTTCCATTCTTCAAGAACTTGGTCCCTTGACTTGAGGAAAAGGTCGCCACTTCCTGAGAAGGGCGTGTTATCAATAGGGACTTGGCGGTTCAATGGGTCAAAGGTTTCTTCGGCGTGGGGGGTAGTGAACTTCTTCCAACCCTGTTTTCGCATAAGCATCTCAGGGTCGCTCATGGCCTTTTGTAGTGAATTGTTCTCAGCCTCAAGTGCTTGAACACGTTGGTTGAGAATACGAACTTCGGAAACCAATTCTTTGAGAATGTCAATTTGTTCCTGTTCATCGCTCA